TTTAACGATGAATACAACCAACTTGAAAATGCGTTTACTTATTCTTCTTCTAGTGCTACTACTACAGGACACAGACACGATGGTACTGCTGGACACGGTGGTAATGTACACACTATTGGTGACTTAGATTTTCTTAATAAAATTGTAGTTGATAGCACTAACAATCGTTGGGGTTTCTTTGTAGAAGTCTCTAGTAGCGCAGTAGAGCAAATAAGAATACAAGATGGAGCTGTCGTACCTGTAACAGATAATGATATTGATCTAGGTACAAGCTCGTTAGAATTTAAAGATGGATACTTTGATGGGACTCTG